GCTTATTTTTTTTTTTGTTCTTTCTTAATTTGCCTCCAAGTGCCACTAAGCCTTTTTCTATTAATTCTCTATTTTCTAATTCTATGGTTATCATGTTTCTTTATTTCTTGTATCTAAGACAGTTGTAAGTTCTTTGTATCTTTGTCTTCCCTCCATGTTTCTAATTCCAACTATATTATAAAATTGAGTTTCACTTGTAGTTGTACCTCCAGATACAGGAAAAGCTATTCTATATTGTTTTGAAATGCTTAATTTTCTTTGACTTGAAGATACATTTCTTATTGTAAATATAATAGTTTGTAAGCCTTGTATTTTATCTTCGTTTTCTTCTGATTTGGTATTTTTCCATTCTATATTAGCAAAACAAGAAATATAATTAGAAAAAGAATTTACAGTACCACCCATAGCATCAACTGTTTTTGTTGATTCTTGAATAATTATTGGCCTGTCTAATTGTCCTATCGACTTCATAATGATATATTACTAGGTAACCCAAAAGTTTGAGTTTTATGATGATCTAATAAATATCTTACTGTCATAGGTATTTCAGCAACGCTTCTACCTACTATATATGGTTGTCTGTTTTCATAGAACTGTCCTAATATCAATAGACAAGCTTGTTTTAACATTTTTGGTGCATCTCCTACACTAGTTGATCCTGACTTATACTTAATTTCTATAGGATAAATTCTATTACTTATATCTGGATAACTTTCACTTTCGTCTGTTAAGTATATCCTAGCTGGTGACATGTTAGTGTCTAAATTATAATTTGAGCTGTCCCAAGTTTGTTGTACATCATTTTCGTCATAATATTTTATATGCGTAATTTCTATGTCTCCAGTATTTTGAACTGGACTTCTTAATAAGTCAAAAGTTTCTTCCCATATATCACTTTGTTGTATGAGTGTTTGTTGGTAAATAGATATATTACAATATTTTTCAATAGTTTCTTTAGCCATGTCTATGAGATCAGCTAAATAATTATCGTCATCAGAAAAATCAATTCTTAAATAATTTTTTGCCTCAGTCAATGTAACTAAGTCAAGACTTGATTTTGTATCTATTTTTAAACTTCTTGCCATTTTTAAACTTTATTTTTTTAAATTGAGAAAGAAAACTAGGATAATAAATCCCAATTTTCAATCTCAAATTTAATTTTTTTAAGAAAAACTTAAACAATTATGATATATATTGGTACTGGAATGAAGTAGCTCTTCTAAATATTACATCCCAATAAGACAATACAACTAATCTTACTTCACCAGAAATTGACTTACTGTATGGATCTACTACTACATCTAAAGCTGAACCAAATTGTCCAATAACTGCATCTTCCCATTTTCCAAGTACAAGACCATTTGTATGAGTACCAGTTCCTAAAGTGCTTACATTCTGAGTAACAAAAGCATCAATACCCATAACTTTATTATCCATGTCAAATAATGGAGTAGATGCACCTGAAGTTGAAATAACATCAGATGGTAAACCTCTTAAAATAGCTTTTCCTTGAGGCGTCATACAAAAAGCTGTTCTACCACCGTCTGCGTTAGCTTGTTCTAATTTTTTAATTAAATCAACAATTTTAGCTCTAGTCGCAGCCGCAGCTGTAGTCGAAGTACCAGCGTTAAATACACCTTGCGGAGTAGCACCAGTTCCATCGGCAGCTCCTAAAACCGCAGCTTCTAAATTTGAAGCGATAGCATTTTGAATGTCATTTCTTATAATGTTTTCTACAGATGCATTTGTTTGCTGTATTAACATTTTAGAAATATCCATAAACGCAGATAACTTTTTTGGTTGTAAAGTTTCTGAATTTACTGTCGTATTAGCATCAGTAGCATTTGCAACTTCTGTGCCAAAACCAGCAGTAGTACCAGAAAGTGTTGGTAACTTCATGTCACCTGATAAACCATACATCCAAGTAGCTAGACCTCCTAAAACAGTTTTGTTTTGTAAAGTCTCTGCAAAAGGCCCAACTTCTGTTTCAATCATTCCTGAAGCGTTTGATGTTAATTGTGGGTTGTTTCTAGTTTCACCCATTGCAAATAATGGAATACCTACACCTGTAATAGAGTTGTTTCTTCTAGCTTCTTGGTCATATTCTTTTTCTAAGCCATCTAAACTATTATTCATAAAACCATTGATAGCCTTTTGAATAGAATATCTTTTGTCAGCTTTTGGAGTTGAAACAGATGCACCAGCTAATTTAGCTGAGTTTCTTATTTCTTTTTCCATGTTTTCTGCTCTAGTAATTTTTGCATCTAGGTCAGAAATGTCTGATAAATAATTATCGACATTTTTAGATTCTGTTTTAGTAAGTTCTCTTTTTTCGTTGCTAGCAATATCATGTATTGATTCTAACTTACCTACTAATTCAGATCTATTTTCTTTAAGTTCTAAACTTTTTTTCATTTTATTTATTTTTTAATATTTTAATTTTTAAATCTAATAAACTTCTTTTTATAGTTGATGTCCAGCTTTCGTTTTTGTAATTTTTTAAAGATCTTTTTGCTATTGCAATATCGTCAGCATCAGGGTATGCTGGTATAGACACAGGAGATACGTCATAAAGACGTTTTACTTTTTCGATTGTTCTTATATCTCTACCATCTCTTTCTGACCATGAATCACGATCTACAGAAAAAGCAAAGCTTGACTGACTAATATCGCCACGTTCTAGACTAACTAAAAGATCACGTCCAGCTTGAGTGTCTGGCACTTCAAACTCGTATTTTAAACCTGTCTTATCACTTGATATTTTTGCAGTACCAGCTTTTGTACGCCCTAAGATATAATTAGGATCGTGATTAAAAAAAACGCGCACGTCATTTTCAAGAACGCTGTCAAAGGCATTTGGTTTTATCATTTCCCTAAAACCTCCTAAGTCTTCACTTAGTTTACCATATACCGCAGCATGACCTACTACTATGTTCTTGTTACCTCTTTTAGATATTCTAGTCTCCATATTGTAATATCTTTTCTCAGTTTTATTTTTTTTATTTCTAAAACTTTTTTCTTCATGCATATCTTTTTCTTCGTCCTCATCATGATAATCTTTTTCTTCTTCGTGCATAATTCTAAGAGCTTCTTCAATCTCTTTTAATTTTTCTTCATAATGCTCATCACGATCTTCTTCATGCATATCTTTTGCGTTTTCTTCTAGCATGTCTAATATTTTTTTTATTAGTGCTTTATAGTGTGCATCTCTGTCTTCATGGTGCATTTTTTCTTCTTCTTCTTCGTGCATGCTTCTATTATTTAAAACTTCTTTAGCTTCTTCATGATCTTTAAAAGGCATGTAGTAAGTTTCCCCATCTACAGTATGCTGATGACACATAGGTGGATCACCTCCTAATTTTTCAGCTTCTTCTTTTGCTTCTTCTTCTGTTTCAAATAAAGGTAGCTCAAGTCCATCTGTAATTAAAGTACCAATTTTTTTTCTTTCTTCGTCTTTGTCATGCATGTCTTTTTCTTCTTCATGATAATTTCTTTTTTCACCATCAACCATAATACCCTCCCAGTCTTCTGATTTTCCGTAAATTATATGAACGTTGTTTTCGTCTTCTACGACTTTTTTAATATGTCTTTTTTCCATTTTAATTTTCTTTTTTCATTTTTAATACTACAGGATGTTTACTAGGTAACAAATCTGTATCATGTTTACCACTTCTAAATTTACCATTTTTAAGAGCATACAAAAAACTATTTACTCTAGCTAAAGCCCAACTCGTTTGGTTTTGACCAGGCCGAACAGAGCTAGGATTGTTTGTAAAAGCACCTTTTCCTCTGTCAAAAACTTTAAGAAGTTTAGCATACGTAACTCGTAAATTCCAATCTTTACTTAAATTTTTAACATCTTCATTATGGTCTTTTACTTTTTTTTGTAAAGCTTTTTTATTTCTAGCCGAAATTGCTCTTGTTTCTTCTCTTTCTATTTCGTTTCTTTTTCTTTCGCTAAAAGATTGTCCAAAATCTGACCCCCAAAGATTCCACGCTATGCGACCCGCACTGGGAAAACCATCTTCTCCATAATCAAAACCCTCAGCTTTTTTATCAACTTCATGTCTTTTAAAATAAGCATACATTTTTTTAATTCTTGGAATTGTAAGCTCATTATTAATAATCATATTAGCAGTTCTAACACCTACAGATGTACCCCCTCTTTTGTACTCTTTGCGCCATTCTAAGGCCTGTTTGGCTGCACTAACCATACCATCTGTCGGAGTAAGGTCAATGTCGCTTAAAGCTCTTGTTTCGTCTTCATTTTCAATATCATCATCAATATCTACTAAGCCTTTTACTGTAGTCATATTAAGTTGCATAAATAAATTGTCACCCTCTGACCTTAAATTAAGATTTTCTTTCATTCTAACCTCATTTATGGTCATTGCTCCTATGTTTACCATTGTTCGATAATATTCTGATCTTTCTTTTGGATTACCTCTTAATAAAGCATTTGCATTAAATTCAAAAAAGAATTTATTTTTTTCTGATTTTTTAAATAATTTGCAATTCATTTCACTTTCAATCATAGCCATATAAGGCATAAGTGTGTATTGTACAAATTCTCTTGACTGTTCTTGTATATTGTTGAAGCTGGATTTTGACATATCTCTGAGCAAATGAGGAGGGAGTGAAAAACAACGGGCGATTTCTTCTATACTGAACTTCCTCGACGCTAAAAACTGCGAGGCTTCGTTTGACAAAGTGATTTGATTGAATTTTAAGCCCTCTTCTAAAATTAAAGTTTTATTTGCTTGAGATACTTTAGAATAATTATGGTCAAAACTATTTCGTAAACGTTCAATAGCTTCGGTTGTTAGACTGCGATCGGTTTGTAAAACTCCAGATACTTTTGCTCCATTTCTAAAATATGAGTTACCATATTCTTCAAGAGCTAATCCATATGAAATAGAATTTGCGCATGTATCAATCGGTGATAAACCAACTAAGCCATCTTTTGATAATATTTTAAAATGTAATAAATCTTCTAAGTCATAAACTTCTTTAGTTTTTTGATCTTCATAAAAATATTTATCATCATATTCTTTTAAAACTATTTTAGAAGCATCTAATGGTATTAATTTTTCAACTCTTGCGTTTTGATTTCTTACAATAAAAATATATGAGTTTCCATAAGAACATAAATCTACCATGACTTTATTAAAAAATACATATTTAGTCATAAATTCATTCGGCATGACAGATATAATATCATACAAATAATGATCTGATTTGTTTATTTTGTCACCGTTTGGCTGTCTTTCGACTAATTGTACTGGTAATTGCGCAATAGATTCAGATAAAATACGAATCGCTGCAAAAACTGCATTAAAATTCATTGCAGTATCTTCTGTTACCTGAATACCTGATCCTAAGCCAGATATATTAAACTGACTTGGGTCTATATAATTTTGTCTTTTTTCCTTTATTCCTAGAAGTCTGGTAAGAAAACTCATGTTTTGTCGCAGTTAATCTACAATTTTAAAAAAAAAATACTATTTTAGTTTGGAACTTTGTTTCATTTTTCTATGAAGAACAACACGAAAACTATCATAAGAAGCATATCTACGTTTTTTGAAGTATTTT